TACCAAGTAAGCTGTATTTGTCGGTTTTCGATTGCCCTAATCTTCGTATTCAGCCAGAACCTGGCCAAACAATCAAGGACTACAGTGAACGGTGGTCAAGAATACGAGTCCAACGGCGCAATACGGCCATCAAGGAGGACTTGATCGCCGAATTCTGGAAGCCCTCCAGGGTTGAGAAGATGTTGGAGACGGGTGGCTGGGATCTGGTTGATAGCTATTAAAGTCTCATTACTATTTTTTTGTCAGACACCCTTAAAAATTGACCGTTGGCCACGGGTTCACAGGTCCTGTCATCGAGCACGAGTTCTTTGGCAACAAGGAGTCCATCCTCTCGGCACTCAGCAAGCAACCTGGATTTGCAGAAGGTCGACCCGTGTTTCAGAATCTGCTGGTGCATAAGAGTGCTACAGGATTGATCGTGGGGTGGTATGATGATGTCTAAGCCAATATCTTAGGCCAACATGAATAACCCTCCAGAAATCAGTACAAGACCTGACATCTGCATAGGTGTTAACTGTTCTCCCATAGCAATCCCTGCGATACTGGTAGCAATATTACTTATACCATCCCAGTAACCATTCACTATAGAAAGTTTATTATTTTTTAGTGTAGTAATCATAATTGCTTCAAGGCCAAGATATGACGCTGTTCCAAGAGCAAGCGCTAGAGGATTCCCATTTTTCGCATAGTATTTTAAACTTACATCGCCAACCAATTCTGTTGCCGTTAGATATAATCCTGCGAGTTGCGAATCTGTAAATCCCATTACTTATTGTTTAGATTAATAAAAAATACTAAAAGTCTCTAAGATAACTCCACCGTGATATCGACACGCCCCTCACGGATATAGGAGGGATCCAGAGAACGAATAAACGACGGTGCCCTATTGGATGTCAAGATGAGAATAAGGTGGGGATACATACCCCGTTGGATTGTGTCTAACATGTGATTCCAACCAGGCTTATCAGGCACCTGGATAGGGAGATTTTTGTGTGGCTGAATCCCCTTGTGAATCTGCAGAAGAGCAGTGTCAAACTCGTCAAATACGACGATTAGCGGTGAATGTGCTGTAGGCTCCACCTCGGAATACAACTGTGAGAGGGAATCTCCAGGTTGCCATGGCTTCAACGTATTACAGTACGACCCCTTGTATTCATTTGTAAGGAGAATACCTACAAGAGACTTTCCTGATCCAGGAGGTCCGTGAAGATAGATTACTGTGTGTTTATGCTGATCGTGATGCTCTCTGATTCTCTGGATAATGACATCTTGATCGGGTCGTGGCTTGATCGTGGGCAAATCCAGTGTTCTCTTTTTGAAATAGCAATGCTGGAAGCTTCCCATGCGATCATAGATGCTAAGATAGGTTTTCGGGGTATCGGTGGATACGCCAAGCTCGTCGACAACCACTGTCTTTTCTTGAATGAGAGCCTTGTAGGATTCTTCGGTGGCAATAAGCAAGATGGTATATTTCGATTCATAGCCGTCATTTTCTAAGGAAATCGACATGAAATACCAAAAGCCGATAGAATATCCGAAGCCCTTGTTGCCGTCGGCGGTATGGCTACAACGACCACCAACCCGCTTCTGGATTCGCCTGGAATCCTCCTTGTCTTTGATGCTGTAGAGGCGGATTCCAAATATAGGTGTGAACAGGAAGATTAGTGCCCATGGGATTTGAGAGAGGATGTAGCTTAGACCGATGATGGATGGGATGTTCATTTCTGGGTGACTAAAAAATAGTGCCCAGCGGGCTTCAATTTTAGGGATTAATATAACTCCGTCAACTCAAATCGTAACTCACTGTAATCCTCAGGTGCGTTGCGATCAAGTGAGATCACATCGCGTGCCCATGAGCCACAGTACTCGATTGATGTCCCGCGATAATCCCCGCCACCAGCTCCATTTCCCTCAGATGTCAAGAGCGGGAGAGGGTGAATTCCTCTCGTGTAATTATTCTTATCCACGTATTGCTTCTTCGTATGATTCACGATATAGCGATAGGGTTTCGTATTGTGGATTGGAGGCTTTTGGAGCTTTGAATACGGTGTATTCTCATTCTCACCCGCAATAGTGTAAAGATTCTTCCCGTTCATTTCTAAGTCTAACCCGTCATGATCGCTTTCGGGCTCAGTATTCGCATAGTCCCCTGCCCAGACAACGCGGGACTTGTAGAAGGGACCGTCTTCACTGATTTGAAACTCAAAGGCTGAGACAAAGGGATTGCCGATATAGGAATGCTCCATGAGCTTGAGGCCTTGTCCGTACGTATGCGCTGACATCCACATGCGGATGGTCTCCTTTCGTGCCTGCTCTCCAAGAATCATTGCTAGATAATATTGACCCATTCTTAGTTTCCAAGATGGGGAGCCGAATTGATCAATTTTTCCTTGGATGCTAGAAAATTTGACTGGGCATCATTCCAGAATTTTTCATAGCATGTCTGAATTCGAGATGGTGTCTATCGATATCAAGGAGCCTCTCTTAGATGTAGCTCCTGAGACGAGACTAAATAGGATCGCCAATTTCCTCTCTTCTCCAAAGACAATTCTTATGTTTTCAGGCATATACCTAACCGTCTATATGGGATTTATTAGCAGGGAGGGAGGATTTACCAGCCAATTTCTCCATTTTGGGCCAAGCAACGCCACGTTCATTGGAATCGTCTTAGATAGTTGGCAAAAGGTCTTTCTAATGTATTTCATTAGTTTCATATCGTCGGTCATGAACAATTACTATATGTACGCGATGACGAATAATCTTCATTCCTACATCTGGAATCGAGCGGTTCCCAAGGTCCCTTTCAGTAAAAAGTGGACTTATGTGGTTATTCTGGCAGAGCCGTTTATCATGGAAATTCTGACGATCACACAATTCTTTACGAATCTCACGATGCAACTCCAATTCATTATTCCACAATTTGTTGGATCGATGATTATTGAAGTTCCCTTTACCATACAGCGTCTGCGTGAAAAGGAGTATGAATTTGATTAATACCGCTCAGCCCCCAAACTAAATTTGCCAGGAATTCGACCAGAGTGTTTTTTAGCAGCCCCCAGTTTCTTTCTCATTCTTCAGTACACTCAACCCCGGATGGCATCAACACTAAATATGACCCAACCTACCCCCATGACACTAACTACGTCACAAACCGTAAAGTCCCCTATTGGTTCTCCGAACCAGAAGCCGAAACGCAAAAACTCGGCTGTAGAAGCGTTACCACCCATGTCATTAAGTGACGAGGTTTCTGTGCCGGTGGCCCCTATCGCACCGCCGGTGGTGGTGTTGTCAGAGCCGCTTCTCGACCCCAACGAGGACCGCTTCGTTATCTTTCCTATCAAGCACAATGACATCTGGCTGAGGTACAAGCAACATATGGCAGTGTTTTGGACTCCTGAGGAGATCGATTTATCAAAGGATATGAAGGACTGGGAGAATTTGAATGATGGCGAGCGCCATTTCATCAAGCACATTCTAGGATTCTTTGCCGGTTCCGATGGAATCGTTATGGAGAACCTGGCCTCACGGTTTACGCGAGAGGTCCAGTGGCCAGAGGCGAAATTCTTCTACAATTGCCAGAATCTCCTAGAGGCCGTCCATAGCGAGACATATTCCCTCTTGATCGATACGTATATTACGGATCCGGTGGAAAAGTCCGACATTCTGCGGGCGATTAAGACGATTCCGTGTGTCGAGAAGAAGGCCAAGTGGGCGCTCGATTGGATCGATAATAAGGAGGCCGACTTCGCCACTCGTCTAGTAGGATTCGCTGCAGTAGAAGGAATCTTCTTCAGCGGAGCCTTTTGTGCCATCTTCTGGATGAAACAGCGGGGTCTAATGCCTGGTCTGACACTATCGAATGAGTTTATCGCCCGCGACGAGGGTATTCATACCGATTTCGCGTGTCTCTTGTATTCTAAGATTGTGAATCGCCTATCGAAGCAGAAGATCCACAAGATTCTGCGCGAGGCTGTTAAGATCGAGAAGAACTTTATCACCAAGGCGCTACCGTGCCAACTAATCGGAATGAACGCCGATTTAATGAAGCAGTATATCGAATTCGTGGCTGATCGCCTGTCGCTTCAGCTCGGATACCCGAAGATCTATAGTGCCACGAACCCGTTCGATTTCATGGAGCGGATTTCCTTAGAGAATAAGGACAACTTCTTTGAGAAGCGCGTGTCGACGTATGCAAAGGCTGCAGTGGGGAAGGCGCGAGAGGATATGGCGTTCAGTACGGAGACGGCTTTCTAGGGTGGGGCGTATTTGCTAATACTTTGCTTCAACTTCTCTAAATATAGGATTCCATCCATTAGTTCCTCCTGGGCGTGCTGAATCCAGTCAAGAGTTGTCAAATCTGTGCGGTCGAGGGTCGTCCCATATTTTTTCACACCGATGGCGGAGCGCTCTAGAAACTTCTGGACAACTGCCTTCACAATCGTATCGGAACACTCCATCTTTATAGGATCTGAGCGAGTATTTTAGGCACTGAAGCTAAACCCTCTTATACCGCTCAGTGCTAGTATTAAGAACTCGTAGAGTTCTTAATTCAGCACGAGCTCTGATGGCCAAGTGTCACGAGTTGAAAACACCCTCTTAGGGTGTTTTCAACCAGGCACTTGACGGTACATGCTACACGTTGACGAATTCGACCACGTCATTTGAATGGGAATGGCTCCGTCTATTTTTTCAAAGGGACTTGTGCTAGAGAATGGGATATCCCGCGAGCAAATCACCACACACCCTTTCGAACACCCAGACTCCAATTTGCGGGCGAGAGCTGTCTGTGTTTCATCATCCAAACAGAGATTTGAGATAAAGATCCAGCAGGCGTTGTTCAAATTCAAATTGGGATCCGTGAACGATCCGTGGAGAATTTGAACTCGATCGGCAATTTGTTTGGATTGAACACGGCTCCTCGCCAATTGCCCGTAGCGAACTCTGTCAGGAACAATTTCAATTCCTCGTACCTGAATTTCAGGATGAAGAAATGCAATTCCTAGAAGAATTTTCCCAACTCCACAGCCGAGATCATAAAATGTTTTTTGACCGGCAGGGAAGGTTTGAATTGGAGCCACTTGGGAGAATTTGTCGGCCAGGGTTTTGATTCCAGATTCTGAAACCTCGCCATAGGTTGTTTTATAGTCTGTTAAACCGAGAGTGGAGGCATCGAAGCCACTAAGGCCATTATAGACCTGTAGGAACTCATGAAGCCCTCGCCGACCAGAAACGCGCGCTGTGCGAACCCGATTCTTTTGAACTCGAATAGCGCGTGTGGATCCTCTGGCAGGTTTCATTCGTTAGTATAGGTGCCTATAATTCAAAGTATATGGGGACGCAAATGGAGCCTTATGCTGAAGGGTAGACAGTATCCCTTGGACAGGGCTCTAGCCACTTATTGAATATGACACCAGGATCTCCGGGAACTTTACAGGGTGGTACATAAGCACCTGATACGTCATGCTGGGCAAACGGTACGGAGAGGCGATCATAGCGTATTGTTTGTAAAGCAAACCCAGGAAAGGCGTTTGGACTTAATACATTACAATAGGCATCGCCTTGTGCTCTCTGAAGCACGTTCGTGTAGTCCATATTGGTTCCCTTGCCTTTTATGGCGGTGTCACGATCCATAACAAGAGCTGGTATTTCAGCCTTTGATGCCTTCGCCTGATTCATATAGACGACCTCGCTCGCATCGCGCACATTGGATCGTGATATATAGAGAGGAATTTCTTGCATTGTGCGACGTAAGCGTTCACTCTCAGGCATGGCCATTCTACCTTAGGGGGACAAGATCGTACTCAGCCCTGTGGGCTGAGTACGCCCCCTCCCCCTCACCCCCTGTCCCTAAGCATCATATAATCTCGAGTATTCTGATGGCGGGCTCTGCTCGCCATCTACCAGGAGGGGGCAAGGGGGACGGCACGTCTCCCTAAGTATCTAAAACATCGCGGGCATATCTCTATAATGGAACCCCTTCTGCCTCTAAGAGTTCAAGAAAAACGGGAATGCTACTGCTGTGACAACAATTCCTATTATAATGTAGTGCCATATATTACAATAGGCTTACTATTTACACTAGCTATCACTATTATTGTTGTACTATACCTGTGTTTTAAACCGGTTGTACTGAATGGCATCTAAACCATAATAGCGATATCGTTAGAATGGAGCCACTCCTGCCCCTAACCGTCGAAGAAAAAAAGGAATGCTACTGCTGTGACAATAAGACGTATTATAGTTTAGTGCCATCTCTTATAGTAGGCTTAACAGTAGCAGTAGTTATCATCACTGTTATTGTTTTTTATGTAGTGAGTATTCTATAAGGTCTCTCACTTCTTGGCAGCAACCACGATCTTCTTCTTCGTAATCGTGGTCTTCTTAGGAGGCACTGGAGCAGGTGCGATATCCTCAGGAGCCTCCTCCTCATCCTGAGCCTGTGACTGGCTAGGTGGCGCCAACGCCTCCTCGTCATTCACCTCGTCATCGTCAGCCAAACTCTGGAACTGATTCGTAGGGGGAGGAGGTGCCACCTTCGCTACAGGCTTCGTGACAACGCGTGCAGGAGGAGCTTCCTCATCACCATCCTGAGGCATGAAGGCGTACCCACGAATACTCTGGGGAACCTTGTCAGCACGGATCTGGATCGACTTCCAGCTGAGACCGAACTTGCCACCAGCAAACCAAACACCCGTGCACTGCATCAGCACTGTGAGGAACGCCTTCTTGACGAGGATGTCCTCGAGGGGAACATCCTTCAGAGGACGCGCCTTGTCATCGTAGACCTCCGTCTCAAACTTGCCGTCGCGCTGGCGAAGCTGGACCTTTACCGTAGGCGGATACGGCTTGACGTTGCCCTCCTGATCCTTTGCGAAACGGACCGAGGGCGTGTAGAGCATGCGCGCCATGTCAGCGTTCAGGTCGGACTTGAACCACTGGCGACTGTTCTTGACAGCCTGTGCGATCATGTGCTCATCAAGAGCATTCATCGCGTTGTAGATCTTCGAGGTACTGCTGGTGGCGTCGTCGTAGCCGGCGAGCTTCAGATCAACTGTGTACTTGGGAGGAGTTGACTTGTCGTATACGGAGAGACCAAAGGGCGTCTCGAGAGACCCGATCTGCATGACGAGAGGGTGGCTATCGTAGTTCAGGTAGGCCTGCTTGCCTCCAGACTCCAGGAGCTTCAGCTGGGAGAACGTGAGCTTGGAAACATTGAAAGCAGAAGGAGAAACGATGTGAGAAGCCATTTCAGTTATGCTGGT